CCATTTGATTTCTGGGATGGTGCAGACTTTAAGTTGAAAATCCGTAACGTTGAAGGATACCGTAATTATGATAAGTCAGAGTTTGCAAGCGCATCTGCTCTCTATGAGTCAGACGAATCCAAGTTGGAGTCAGTCTATAACCAACTACATAACCTCAGTGAGTTTACAGATCCAAAGAACTACAAATCATACGACGAGCTCAAAGCAAAGTTGATGAGAGTTCTTGGTGAAGAAGCTGATATGGGTGCACCGACTGTACAGCAAATGAACGCTGTAAATGAACCTGCTCCTACACCAGAGCCTGTAGCTCCTGTTACTGCTGAGGAAATGAATAGTACGGGTGATGAAGACACAATGTCTTACTTTGCTCGTTTGGCTAACGAAGACTAATCAATTTCCGGATGACTCTGCCTTTATCTGATCAGAAGGATCGGTTGTGCCTGAGTTCATGACTTGATTATTTTGCACCATAGATGAACTACTTGAATTGTTTGTCTGTGGTGCATTTACAACTGCAGAAGGCTTTATATTCATTTTAGCTATAGCTTCAGTTAAATCTGAAATATGAACGCCTAATTGACTTGCTAATATTCTTAATTTACTGTTTTCAGTTTCTCTACCGCTGAAACCGCTAGCGGCCGCGGCGTAATCGCCGGCAGCCCTAGCAGCCGTTGCTTCATTCATGCCTAACTCTAAAGCAATTCTTTCAACTACGCTTTTTACATCTCTGCCTGACTTAGCTTCGGTCATATCTTTAACTACTTGAGATGTTGTTACATCATATGGATTTGCAGCACCTGGACCAAATTCTCCTTGTTGAGATACAATATCCATATTGGTTTCTTCCGCGGATATTCTATCTTCAATGCCTCTTCGTTTTTGTTTTATGTTCATCATCTCTTGACGAGCGGCTTCAATTTGTGCAGCCGGTGCACCAGTAGAACTTAAACGATTAAACTTACTTACAGCTGCTGCTAATTCCTTTTCATTTTCAACGAGTTCATTATAAAGATTAGGATTAAAAGTCTTAATTTGCATTCTCTCTTTTTGAGTACGCACTAGATCATCGAATATAAGATCAACGGTTTCTGCTACATCTCCGGTAATCTTGTCAAATATGGCTCCGACTTTATCAGTAATTTTATTAACTTGATCTCTAAACTCGGGATTATTTTGATATTGCTCTATCCACGTCCCGGCCTCTACTGCAGCTGCTCCAAGTCCAACTACTAAAGCACCCAAAGGACCGGCAAACATGAATCCGATTCCTGCGCCTGTAGCAATATTTAATACAGAGCTCGTGGCCTGCCCAGCCACATAACTATATTCTCCTGCTAATTTATGATTTCTGATATGTTCAGCAATAGTATTTGAAAACCCTTTTATACCACCGAGAATTGCTCCAGCAATTAATCCCTTTTTACCGAACAGCATAGCGCCGATACTGGCATAGGCAATACCTTTTTCGGTAATTTCGCCAAGAAGATCTGAGCCTGTCATATTTTTAACATACTCACCGATATCATCTGCAAGAGTTAAAGCAGCAAGACCGAATATACCTCTTTTCATTAGAGCCTTAAATAGACCTGCTACTGCAGCTAAAGAAAGCGCCTGTCCCAACCCTTCAAATATTCTTGAGAATAATCCCGATCCATCTCCATCCTGTTGCTGCTGTTGCTGCTGTATTACTGTAGAAGATGTAGCACCACCCGCTCTTCGATTCATTGCTTCTCGAGATGCTTCAAGATCATCAAGACTTCCCATAAAAAATTTACTAAAAGAATCTTCTAGCTTATTGATACCATCTCTCGATTCCTCAAGAAGAGGAGTCTGAGATTCAAGTGTTTCATTTACTTGTGCTAGAGTTGTCATCTTGCTTCTCTTTCGGCTTGTTCTCTAAGAGCTTCTAAGAGTAGTGTCAGATAGATTTCCCTCTCCCATGGCATCATCCCTTCAATGTCTGATAGAGAATAATTATAGTGTTGCATCAACTGGAAGTTTGTTCTATAATAATTCTCAAGCGACTCGTGAGAGAGGCTTAGGAAAAAAAATCGTCTATACTACTCAATCTCCTTTCATTGGTTTTATTACACGCTTCACAATCCCATTTAGCATCATATACCATTTTTGGTGCAGAATCAATATAGTCTTTAATCTTTGCAAACTGTTCATTTGTTAGAGAATTAAAGAATCTCATCTTCTCTTCACGAGGTTCATCTCTGAATACTATATTTTCTTCTTCTGTTAATACACTATCGATAGATAATAATATTGATTCAGTAAGTCTGTCAGTGATAGTCGACTCATCATTTGTAATTACGGGATTATTCACCATCTCATAAAAACTTGGATGTCTTAATTTTATATTGACGTCATCTGTTAATCTTACAATGCCAGGAACATCTTCTTTCTGAATCACAGCATCATTAAAATTGACTTTAATTGGAGTCTTGTGATCGCATTCTGTACATGCAATACTGACATCAGTCGTTTCACCTACAGATTTTGCTCTAATTTGTACAAAAAGATATTCCACATCATACATCGGCATTCCTCGAGGATCGATGCCGGCACATGATTGAATTGTATCTAGTACAGCATTTAATATTTGTCTTCGATCCTGAGACTCAAAAGCGATTAATAGTGTTCTTTGTTCTTTTACGAGAAAGGGTCTAAATTTAATCATCTCACCCGTAGAAGGTACAATCACCTCATATATCGGGCTATCATTCAATACTGGCAAAGCCATTATTTACTCCTTATAAAATACCACCAAGTCCGCCAGGTAATCCAGCAGAAACTTTAAAGAAGCCTTGATTATCATCAACCGCTTCCCAATTTGTGTATGAAAACTCGACATTAATCTGTACAAGACCGTCGAGTTCGTTATTCAATTCAATAGCATTCACTGTTGTTGGAAATGCATCAATCAGTCTTACACTGTAAGGTGTACCTTGACCGATACCGACATCGATGTTAACTGGACCAATGTCAAACTGTTTGTTTATAAGAGGCTTACGAAGCTGATGGATACGTATGTCTCTTACATAATTTTCTTTATACGGTACGAGCTGCACATTGTCGAAGATTGTAGTTGAGTACCACTTGTCAAAGTACTTCTTTATACCATAATCGTTTAGTACGTAGAATGTCATTGAAACATCAGGAACTGCATAACCGTATGCAACCTTTTGATATTCTAATCCAATACGACGGTCATTTGTAAGAACCTGTTTCCCAGGCATTGTAACCGCATTGCATAGAAGATTAAGATCTCCACCACCCATACTTCCGGATGTAATTAAAGATGTAAGTCTTGAAAGCAATCCACCTCCTGCAAAGTCAGATGGTAGTTCAACTAGAAACTGATTACTTCTTGCTGCGCCAAGCTTTGAGGAGACTAGACCTTTGAGTTGATCAATAGTGGCCGTTAGATTATCTTCCTTGAATCTTTATAGACTTTATTAGACGATGAACCAGACCAATCTGCAGTCGGTAAGAATGTAGCGATCTCCCACTCAGGAGCTTCCACTCTTGCAAGTCTCGATTTGACCTGAGTGAACAGATAGTGTTTCAAACACGGCTTATAGAATTTAAGTCGTGCTGTCGCTTGAAGCATATTGTATGTGATTTGAAACCGTGTTGTTTCGTCGTATTTCTTATTGTTAACAGTTTCCATTAACCCATCAAGCATCTTTGCTCTGAGTACTGGTGGCAGATAATGTAGATTCAGACCCATAAAACCGCCAGGTGCACCTTTGATAATGATCGTAAGAGGAAACTGATCATAATACGGTAGAGTATCTTTATGCTTTGCATCATAGAAAAACATGTTCATTGAGCCGATTAGAGGCTGTGACTTATTCACGAGCTTGACTTCGTCTTGCTGCATTAGTTCTCTACGATTGATGCGTCTCATATCCTGTAGTTTCTTACGAAACCATTCACGTGACTCATCGGTGCGAGGATTGATACCTGCACGAAATGCCTGCTGTGATACTTTTTGAAATAGATTACTCATAACAATATTTATAGTTTTTTCTTACGCTTTTTGCGATAAGGTTTCAACGGTTTCAGTGCTTTTAACTTCTTCATAATACCCATACTGTGTAGAGTATCTTCTGTCCAGATCTGAAACTCCCATCCACGATCCTTTGCATATTCATTTGCGGCTTCCCACTTATTCATATTCTTGACATATGTCATTGCTTCACCGATATATCTCTTTGACTTATCGGGTCTCTTTGGTGGTGCAGTCTCTTTATCTGGTTTAATTTCCACTAAGATCGTTTTACCGTCTTTGAATGAGATCTTGAGATCGACAAAGTAACGATGCATCTTCTTATCGATATCCCATTTATAAGGCACAACAACTTCTTCTGAAGACCACTTTGTGATATTCGGATTGTTGTCACACCAAATAAAACATGCCTTTTCCCATGACGAACGATACGTTATCTTATCAGGATCGCCTTGATACTTGCTGATGTTCTTTACTTTATATCGACCAGAATACGCCATTTTTTCATATAAATACTATTACGAATTTTTATTTATAGGGAAATACTATGGCTTATACCCGATTTGCAAAATCACCACGCGACGGAACTATTGATCCAGCTACTGGTGCAACATATGTAGACATAGCACCGGTCGCAGATCCGGATCAGTTTGATCCAAGAGGTAGAGACCAAATTGGTATACCAACGACACAAACGTCAAGTAAGACTTATAATAAACCGCAGCAGGCAGAAGACCTATCAAATCCTACACCTACTGCGATACTTAAATATCCTGAAGATCAAAACTACCTTGCATATATTTTATTTCGTCTTAAGAAAATTAATCCATGGGATCTTGATCTAGATACTGCTGCTAGCATACTTGATACATCTGCTATTACGGAAGAAAAAGCTGCACTAAAAGCTCTTTTAGGTTCAATAGGTGAATCTCAATTTGATGATAATGCTGATACTGAAGAAGGCGGTTTCTTTGCATCAAATGCCTCATTTCAGGAAAAGTCACAGAGAGAATCAGAAAGAAAGAGAACTGCAGCTGTAAGTAAGAAAGACATACTCGGTATTTCTCATCAATATGTGACTGATGCACCTGCAGTTAAACTATACTTGCCTCAAGCAATCAATGTTAATGATGTTGTAAACTACAATCAATCTGCAAATCTTGGTCCAGGCGCAGCCGCCGGTGTTGGCGCACTCAATGCGGGACAGGGGTTTTTGGATGCTGCAAAAGCATTTGCTGGTGATGCACTTGGATTTATAGGTGAAGCATTAAGCGCATCAAACACTCGTAGTGAACTATCTCGTCTTGCATTAACAAGAGCAGTACAAGCTACTCCAACAGGACAGCAGATTAATAATGCAGCAGCTCTTGGATTTCAAGTGTCGATTAATCCGAACACTCGTACTCTTTTCGAAGGTGTAGTTGCTAGAGAATTTAACTTTCAATTTGATTTCTATCCTGTATCTCAAATTGAAGCACAAACTGTACAGGCAATTATTAAACACTTTAGAACAGAACTCTATCCTTCGACTATTGGTCGTGGTGAAGCCGGTGTTCCTATTGGTTATAATTTCCCACATGTATTTGAGATTAAGTTCCGCGTAGGTGATGCTTCTGCTCCGATGCCTCAACCGCATCTTTGCTATCTTCGTAATGTGCAGACAACATACAATCCTGGTTCTATGAGTTTCTTCCCTGACGGTCAACCTACACATACACAGATGACTCTGAACTTTGTAGAATTCAGAACTCTATCACGCGAAGATATAGAGGAAGGCAGATAATGCAATACTTTAAGAATTTTAGCTATGTAGATTATCTTTATGGTGATGACTACTTTCGCAAGGGAGGTGGAGACGCTGTTGTTGAATTAGCACAGGATCTGACATCCTATGTAGAAGTTATCGATACTATAAAACAGAATGCTTCTTTCTATAGTAAATACACAATCCTTGATGGTGATAGACCTGATCAGGTATCTCAAAAGTTATACGGTACTCCTGCATATCATTGGACTTTTTATATTATGAATGACAATATCCGTGAGCAGGGATGGCCGCTGACAAACAATGAGATTGAAAAGAAATATAAGAGAGACTATCCACATCAATATATTGAAACAAGACAAAACTTAAATGGTATCTTTTTACCAGATCAAAGAGTTGTAGGAACAAACTCCGGCGCAAGTGGAACAATAGTACGTCGTAATTTAGAACTCGGCGTTGTTATAATTCAAACAGAAGATACATTTACTCAAGGTGAACAGGTAAATAGTATCAATTATGACGGAATTCCAGGTGCGGCAACTGCGGTTGCAACAGGATATGAATATAATGCACCTTACTATTATACACAAAACAATGTGCGTGTTGATATTGATCCACTTGTAGGTCCTGGTGCACAACTAACAGAAGTGACTTTTGCAGATTATTACATTCAAAGGAATAATGATCTCAAAGTGATTAACGTATTAAGACCTGAAAGTATTACAGAGATTGCTAACACATACTTCCAGGCTCTTGGTGAGATAGTATGACTAGTCTTAAAAGTCTTAATGCAAATAATGATCAAAGCTCGAGTGATTGGTTTCTCTCTAAGGCAGAGCTCAGTGCACCTCGTGCATTAGTTACATTTGACATTCGTAATGTAATTACTGACATTGAGATCTTTGAACACATTGAAACACCTTATGTTACAGGAACTATGGTTTTTGTTGACGTCGAAAGAGTGGTAGAAAGATTTGATATACAAGGTGCAGAAAGTCTCTTACTCGAAATACAAAGAACTACGAACAATCAGACTAAGCCTATTAAAAAGAGATTTATAATTGACAGTATTAAATCTGTAAAGAGACCTAATGAAACATCTGCAGTAGTGCATCTTCATTTCACTGAAGATATTGGATATAAGAGTGCACTAGTGAACGTGAATAAAGCATATTCAGGTGAACCTTCACAGATCATTAAGACGATTGCAACAGATTATCTTGAAAAGACAGTACAGACTTCTGCGCAAGATGATGTAGCAAATAATATGCAAGTCATTGTGCCTAACATGTCTCCAATTGAAGCAATGTCATGGATTAAGAATAGATCTGTGACATCAGAAGGATATCCATTCTATCTGTTCTCAAACTTTGCAACAAACAATCTTTTCTTTCTTGATCTCGGTACGATGCTGAGTCAGATACCACTCAATGAATCATATCCTTACATGTACGCACAGAGTTCAGGGCTCGTGGATACTGCACATCGTCATATGCAGATATATGATTATCATTTACAGAATCATGAGACTACACTGCAATTAGTGCAAAGAGGTTTCATCGGTGCACAACACAGCTTTTATGATGTTACACTCGGCAAATATATAAAGAAGAAGTTTAGTGTACATGATGATGTGTATGACAAGACAGAAGGATTAAATAAAAGACAGAACAGACCGGTCGTTTCATATGATTTGATTATGGATGATCAAGCATTATCACAGTATGAATCACGCGCGATCTTTAATACATATGCTAGTAAGAATTTTGATAACGATCATAAGTCATACACTGAAGAAGTAGATGAAAGTGGACATACTCGAAAAGTTTCTTCACTTGCACTGAAGAATCTTCTTACAAAGAATCCCATTGAGATTGTGGTTGATGGTCGTGAGTTTATTTTAGGTGGTTCGAGTAAGACAATTGGTAATACAATTAAAGTTGTATTTAAGTCTACAGATCATGGACATCAGGGTCAGAAGATTGATCGTAAGCTTTCGGGTGATTATTTAATTATGGCAGCACGTCATGTCTTTGCAAAAGAACAGTGTAGAACAAAACTCTTGATATCGAAGATTGCAAACTACAATTCTGATATTTACGCACAGGGTGCAGATAGATGATACCACATTCATATAAAGATTTTTATGGTGACGAGACAAGGTGGTTTCTTGGTATAGTACACAGTGTCAATGATCCCGAAGAACTCGGTCGTGTTCAGGTTCGTATATTTGGTATTCATGGTGATAATACTATCGACGTACCAAATGAAGTACTACCATGGGCACATGTTGTAGCACCGATTACAGAAGGCGGTAGTTCCGGTATCGGTGCAAATACGGGTATTAAAGTACTGGCGCAGGTCTATGGTATCTTTCTAGACGGTAAGAACAGTCAGGTACCTTTAGTGCTCGGTTCGATACCGAAGATTGAAAGTGGTGAAAGAACACTGAAGAAAGAAAAGCCTGTTAGCGTAAGAGATGCAGACAATGAATTACTCTATGGTGGTCAGAATATTGAAAAGGCGTTTAATTTCTTCATATCACCTGAAGGTGGTTCATTTACTGTAGAACAGGCATGTGGAATACTCGGAAATTTCCATGTCGAGAATGGTGTTAATCTCAGAGCCAATAAAGACTTTGACCCTGATGTGAATGCTGTCGAAGGTGACGGTGCACGTGCATACGGTCTTGCACAATGGAATGATGCAACTCGAGCAGCCAATCGAAAGGGAGGTCTTACTCGTTATGCAGAGCTGATCGATTTTAGTGCAAAGAACGGATATAATTATAAAACAATGTATGCACAACTTCAATTCACTAAATATGAACTGTTCAGATATAAGTTTCTCGGTGTAGCAGAATTACAGAAAGCATTAACAGTTGAAGATGCATCAATTGCATTTGAAAAAAATTATCTCAGACCGGCTGCAGGTAGTACCGACGAAAGAGTCGAGCAGTCAAAGAGATACTTTGAGGAGTTGGTATAATGGCGGTTGATAATACAGCAATTCCAAAACAATCTATAGACAGTAAACTTCAAGAAATATCAAATGCTGTTAACAAGGCACTTGAAGATGTACAGATCAGTATAGAACAAAGAGCTTCTGCAGAAGGTTCGACATTGGCTGTAAGTATCGGTAATGAAAAAGATGGCTTTACATCATTGACAGCTACTACAAAGAAAGGTACATCTGCAGAAGGTCCATCGATCGCTATAATGGGTGCCAACATTAAACAGGGTAATGTCATAAAGACAGTCAGTGCATCTGCAAAATTAAGTAGTGTGACGGGTGGTACAAAGGGAATTACGGCTGTTTTAAATGAAACCGTGGTACAGGCTTCACCTAAAGGTTTGTCGAAAGCACTCACGACTACGGTAGGATTAAATACGAGTCAGGTACAGATTGCAATATCAGACGCATCTCCTATACCTTCGATTGCTCAGGCTTCATTAAAGACAGAGCTTGAAGAAGGTGGTATTGCCGCAAAAGCAGGAGTCAATGCGCAAACAGCTGCCGCTGAAGTTTCGAATGAGATTAAAAATCCATTTGGTTCGAATAATCTTTTCGGCGGTGTCGGCAGTTCATTCGGTAATATTCTAGGTCAGATTACTGCTCTGTCAGTGAATGCACCTACAGGTTATCAAAATCCACAGACTGAGTTAAAGTCTTCCTTGTCTACTACAGTACTGAATCGTTCGAATATTGAAGTACCTACACCTACGATTGTAAATTCAAACGGTACCACAAATCTTCAGAAATCTGTCGTAAAATCAAAACTCGAGAATACGAATATTAATGAGAATGAAAATGTAAGAATTGCTGGTGCAGACAGAAACTGGCAAGGTATTAATTCATCAACATCACGCGATGTCATGCCTATTCTATACAGTGACGAAGAACAAAGAGCAGAAATCAGTCAGATCGATCGTGAAATCAGACAGGTGATTATTGGTTCTCTACCACCGATGGATGACAATTATGTCTTATCTGTTATTCATGATACGCATCGTAAGAATATGATAAGCAAATATACAGCAGAGGTAGTGAATGCAAATCCTAATGATTATGCACTGCCTGCACATATATGGATTAATTTCACCGGTATTGTGCAAATGTATAGACCATTCAATGAAGAAGTAAAATTACAACACGGCAGTGTGCCGGCACGTGACGGTGCATTCTATATCTATGTCGGTACAGCCGGTTCAGGTGGTAACATGTCGACTGACGGTCGAGATCTTCAGGCGCTTACAAAGTTTCTTAATAATTTCCTAGTATATTATCCGGGTGTCGAGATACTCGGTGTCGATGATGTTAATCCTGATACGAAACGTAGACCACATCCGTATTTTGATGTAAGAGATTTTGTCAATGCATCATTACGTAAACCTTCTACTTTTGATAAGAATGAAATAGTCGAAGTACCACCTGCGTCGGACCTTGCTGTGAGAAGACCTGTGAATATCGTAATACCAAAAAGAAATCCGAATGCTCTTCCTGATGTATCGAAGGTTGTTACAGAGATGAATGCAGCTGCAAGATCTCTTTCTTCTACAGAGTATCTTAAGAACGAAACAGACGCTTTAGAACGCATTAAACAAAAGAAAGATAATATTATCAATGCGGACCTTACGAGCGGTAATGGTTTAGGCGGAATCCTTTCTTCAAAGATTTCTTCTCTATCAGAAACGTCTACAAGTCTTTTGAAATCATCACAGTCATTCAAACTTGATCAGTTAAAACTCGGTAAAGTCTTTGATAGTGTAAAAGGAATATTTAAATGAGTGAAGAATTACAGGATAATTTAGAAGAATTCGTAGAAGCACAACCGAAAAAACCATTCGTAGACGAATCAGGTCGTTTTCCGAAAGAAGAATATGTCAATATTGCATCTACGAATCTTGCTGCGAGAGGATTAAAGACGAATGAACTCTTAATCGGTGGTGCTACCGCTGATTTAAATCTTGACATTCCTGATCTTACACAGAGTGAATATCCATTAAATCAGGTACGTGAAACGATTACAGGTCACGTGACCGAGATTGATGATACACCCGGTCGTGAAAGAATGCTCTTTAAACATAGGAGCGGCGCAGGTATCGATATGCGACCTGACGGTACGGTAATTATTAATTCAAAGTACAACACTATCGAGATTACAGGTAACGATCAAAAAGTAATCGTCAAAGGTGACGGTGATATTCACTATCATGGAAATTTAAAGTTACATGTCTCAGGTGATATGGATGTTGAGGTCGGTGGTAACTATAACCTTAAAGTACATGGTGATAAACGTGAAGAGATTCGTGGTAGTTATCAGCAAAAAGTCGTAGAGAATCATGAGACTACGGTAATCGAAAACAAGTCGACATTCATTAAAGGTACCAATACAGATACTATTCTCGGTGATAATAACATTATCGTAAAGAATGATATGACTACAAGAGTCGAGAATGATATCAATCAATATGCAGGTGCAGATACGATGATTACATCCGAATCTGAACTGTCGATGTCGACTAAGAATGCCAATATTGCAGCTACAGATATGGTCGTTCAATCAACCACCGGCATGATCGGTGGTGATAATGTATTTCATTATGGTGAAAACTATTATGGTAAGTCAGCAACATTTACAAATGGTGTTACTGCTCCTGCATTCCATGGTGATTTGCAAGGGACTGCCGTTAAAGCAATTACAGCCGATGTGACTAACTCACAGAACTATAGTGCGGCATCTACAGGTTCTGCATCGGGTTATACTGCTGATAATACTGCTACTGATACAAGTATTAGAACATCATTCCCTGCACCTGGACCTGATGCGACATGGCTGAATGACTATCTTACACAGACAGGATACGGATATCGTATTGTCGATGTCGATGTTGGTGATGTTATTCGAGATGAAATCGATCAGACTACAAATTCAGGTGGTATCTCAAAGGTAAAGTTGACTACAAGAGAAGTCAGGTCAAAATTGAGAGATCCGAATACAGCTACGAACAGTCAATTTATAGGTCGTATGCAGTCAGAAGGTGTATTGTCGGCAAAGTTTGTAGATCGTAAACCAACAGGTTTCACAGTCGGTCGTATCGCAAATACGGATGGTACTGCGAGAAGATACAAGATCGAAGAGACATATGACGGATTTGATCCTACACAGAAGCTGGCTGTCACTAACAGTATTCAAAAAACAATTACACTTACACCGAATCAGTTATATAACCCTGAACTTCAGTTAGTCGATCAAGGTGTTATCGATGCAAGAACTCAGCTCGCTCCGGGTGTAAAACTCGGTACCTTCCTCGGTGGATACGGTGAACCTGTTACAATGAATCATGTTATAGACGAAACCGAAAGAGTACAGATTGCAAAGAATCTTTATTTGCATGCACAGTTTATAAATGCTGCACAGACATTCTTATACAAAAACAATCGTCATAACATCAATGTTGTCGAAGGATTCTATAAAGCTGCAGAAGGTGAAACACTTGAGATTGATAGTCTTAACTATCAGATGACTAAGGGTCAGACCGTAGTATATGAAGTCATTGATCGTAACGGTCTTGTCAGTATCAGAGAAACATTCAGACTCGCAGAATATGTTAAAGACTTTATGCAGTTTGAAAAGATGATACTCGATTATGACACATACGATCCGAGTGGTGAATTAAATGTGCAGATCATAATGGTAATGCCTGAAGTAACACCGCAGTGGACAGTCAGCTATGATAATAAAATTGAAACAAGATACAATAACCATGTACAAACAAACGGCGAACTTGTAGAAATACTATAAATAGTTCAAAGGAATTCTAAATGGTAGCAAAAGCATTTTCAGCAGAAGACGGCAATCTTAGTAAATCGATTGTTTCAAGTCGTTCAAAAGATTATCTTGATGTGGATCTTACATTCACTGCAAGACCGTCGGGTGATGTTTATAAGAAGAAAGATGCAGCAGCCGTAAAGCAGGCAATTAAGAATCTTTTGCTTACCAGTTTGAATGAGAAACCGTTTCAGCCAAATTTTGGTGCAAATCTATACGAAGCGCTATTCTCACTTGATACAGAATATGACCCAGAATATATACAAGACTTGATTTATGATGCAATTACAAATTATGAACCAAGAGCGAGAGTACTCTCGATTGATCTGAACGTTCAGCCTGATTATAATTCATTGGATGCAACGGTTACTTTTCAAGTCGTTAACACTGCCGAAATTGTGGCATTAGACGTTTCATTAGCGAGGCTTAGATAAATGGCGACTACAGTAAAATCCTCAGATCTCGATTTCCAGGCT